AACAATTAGATCAACATTGTCTTGAATAGCTGTTTCCTCTTGCTGGCGCATAGCCACCAAGGTTTCTTCCATCTTATTAATGGCATCTAGCTTCTCATCAAAAGATGAGTCTGTTGACTCAATACTCTGGATAAGTTCCTTGATATTAGCCATTCTTTAGACCATCTGTGAGTTTGGTAAGGAAGTCTTGCTTAACTTTTGACTGAGCATTTACCTTGTCAGCCATTTGCAACTCGACAATCTTGGACTTGTTCTTAATGTCAGCTTCTTTGAGCATCAAGTCAGCAATCTTAACCCGCTTGTCAAACTCCCTTTGATTGGCATCATCATCATTAGGTAGATTCTTGGTCAAAGATGCACTCATCTTGGCTTGCACTTCTTGGGGCATCAACTGAGCCTCAATTGACAACTTCTGAGCCTCTGCCCGATTCTGTTCAGCTTGAGTTGTATTAACAGCAATCTGAGCCTGGGCAGCTTGCATAGCCAACTGCTGTTGCATCTGTTGCATTTGCTGTGCTTCAGGATTAGGCTGGCTCATCTTGTCCAACTGCTCCATCAACTCATAGCGGTTGGTCAGAGAAGAATTAGCCAAAACACCCTTCAGAATTAGTGGCAACACAGGAGTGTTAGGGCCAAGAGTCTGGAGCAAACCAATAAACATCTGTTGCTCATGCTCACGGGCAATGATGCCCAAGGTAGCAGTAGGAATGAAAGTCATGTCCACAGAGGGGTAACGCTCTGGGTCAAACTGCATATACCTAAAAGCCGCCTTTTGGATAAACGGGATCAGGAAGTCTTCTTGGAAGTTGACCAAGGTGCGCTTGTACTTCTTGATGATGGTAGCAACTGCCATAGACATACCGCCTTGGCCCATGTCTCTAGCACCAGCACTGACCATGCCTTGGGAATCCAAAGTTCCCGTGGATTGCAGGAGCATTCGCTCGAAATCCTTGGCAGTGGCTAGGTTGTTGCCATCAGTCTGCCCAAACTTGAAGGGATACAGAATCTCTGAAGGTGCGCCATTGGTAAGAATGGCCTTTCCAGGTTTGACTTCAAACTTGGCACCACGGGGCAGACGGGTTGCATCCATTGCAATCATGGGGCTGGTGGTCAGCGCCAATGAATCCAAGTGAGAACGAATCTGAGCATCAATGGCTTTCTGCATATTGAAGGCTTTTTCCACTGTGCCACGCCCTAAAAGACGATTGGGAACAGTGTCATCCTGATAAGTCAGAACGGGGCGATCCTTCATCATGTAAGGATTTGCCTCTGCTTTGAGCAACTGACCATCGTTGGCAATGACAACAATGGCCTCAACCATGTCTGAATATTCTTCGGCAGCAGAACTCTCAGGGAACAAATCAACAATATTCTTGTTTTCTTCAAGGTTCTCTAGGTACTCACGGGGAACCAAGCCATAATAGGTCAGCAACAATACCTTTTCATCCTGGTACTGGCTTACCTCTTGGGTAGCCTCTAGGTCAGTGTCTTCATAAGTGGGCGTAATGTCTACTTTGCGGTAGATTCCACGCTCAATGCCTTCAACAATTTTATGAATACTTATGTATTTCTCTATCGCTACCCCCATACAGTCATCGACTGAGGTTCCATTGGGGTCAAAAAGGAAGTTCTTTGGATTTACAGGTGAAATTCTGACTGAAATACGCTCTTTTTCCACTACGCCAATGGCGGCTTGGCCCATTTGCCCAGGAATCGCTTGGGTAGAGGGCACAAACTGCTTTTCAGTCTTAACGACAATCTCGCCAATGCCTGTGCCGTAAATCTCTGCCATCAACTCAATGGCATCAATGGATTTGCGAATCTTGTCCCGCTTGAAATCCTCCATCAACTGGGCTTTTAGGACTCCAACATCAATGGGGTTGTTGTTCACATCCCGAATATCATCTTGAATGTCAAAGAACTCACCTTGCCCAAAGATTGCTTCCATGATCTCAGCATGGCGAGTCTCTACAGCTTGTTGAGTGGCAGGGGTTACGATGCGTGAACGCTCAGACTCACGGGTTTTGTCTTCTGATGCCCACTGTCCACGAAAGATTCGCTCGTATTCCAGATAATCAGGCAGGTAGTTGGTGTCTCTCCAATCACGCCAGCGGTTGCAATGGTCAGTAACAAAATCAGTCAGGTCTTTATCAGCCTGTGTAGGCTCATAAAACTCACCTTGCTCTAGCTTTTCTTGCTTATCTGTTGCCATTAAACCCCCGATATGATGTCTACAGGCTCCCACTCTTCATCTTCTTCGGCCTCAAAGTAAGATGTTACAGCCAATTGGTCAATATAACTCAAAGCATCAGGAAGGTCATCATGTACGCCATTGGCAGGAAACATCAAGAGTTGGTCAGTGAAGTCATCCCAATCTTCCTCTGAGTTCAGCACAATACGCCCATGCTCAAACCGCCCTTGGAGACTCCAGATGATTCTGTCTGTCTTTTTCCTGTTGCCATGCGTTAGGTCAACTATGTGCGAATATACATTATTTTTCCGCATCAGGTCACTGAGGTAGGGCAAAACAGCATTTTTTAACGCCCCACGCTCGATTCCAACCGAAATTGGCCTGTAATCCCGCATCTTCATCAAGATTTTGGCAGCAGTTTCCCGAATATCCCACCGCCCGTGGTCAATCTCTTTGACAAACCACTTGCCATCATCAGTGACTTTGACTACTGCAATGGCACTCTCATCTAGTCTTTTTTTCGCGTTAGCAGCTTGTTTAGCCACTTCTTCAAATCCCGCCAAGTCGATTGCAATGAAGTAACTACCATACTCAGGTTCCACGCCATATTTGATCCAATCTTCTTTAAAAACATCACTACCTGCGTTGTCAAAGGATGCCAAGTACTCTTGCTTGAAAGCAAAGGAACTCAGCGTCTTCTTGGCAGACTCAATCTCAGTTGGGTCTATCAATGGGTTGTCTTGGGTTGTGAAGTGCCAAGACTTCCAATCAGGATCAGACTCCTCTTGGCCCATCTTGAACAGATCATAGAACCAGTTGCGACCCTTGGGTGTGCCAATGAATATGGCTCTGCCTTTTTTGTCTGACAAAGAAGCCCTAATAACTTGCTCCCAGGCTTCAGGCTTAATGTCCGCAACCTCGTCAAGCACCGCATAGGTAAGTGACACACCCCGCAGGGTATCTGGTCTATCAGCACCACGAACATAAATCTTTGCACCATTTATCATGGTGATGTCCATATTGTTGATGTGACTGTTTTGGATAACATCCCGTCCAATCTCTAACAGCACATCCCACACAATTTGTCTTGCCTGTCCGTTTGTTGGGGCCACATATAAAACTGCGCTACCAGGAGGGCATTTCAAAGACTCAATAATCAGTATTGTTGCTGCAAGTCTTGATTTACCACATCGACGACCAGCCGCAATTACCTTAAATCTTGTAGGGTCTTTAAAAACAGTCTCTTGCCATGGCAACAGTGAAAAATTTAAATCAGACATGAAACCTATTTCCCTTTTGAAGATTTTTTTGCTTTTCAAGGATTTGAAGATTCCAAGGAACATTTAATCCACTAACCATCTTGCCTCTTAATGGCACTATGTGGTCAACATGGTAGTGTTCGCCAGTGTGCATTCCAAGCATATGGGCAGTGTAATAGTACTCCTCAATTTTTTGTTTGTCGTCAGTAGACAGCCATCTTGGAGTTCTAAGTAGCAATGCCGATCTTTTTTGAGAGGAGTATGTTGCTTGCTTATGCTTATTCCTATTGCGCCAATCTACCATCCTTTCAGAATATTCTGTTTTTTTGGACAAGTAGTTGGTCTTCATTTCCTGCAATCTATCTTCTTTTTTCAAATCAAAAGACAGTTTCATACACTCAGTACAAGTCCCCTTGCCAGTGTATCTAGAAGCAATATGTCCATGCTTGCATGGCTTACCAGTGAAGTAAAACTTGTCTCCATTAAGTTTGGCTTCATGCCTTTCACTTTTATTAGACATTGCGTGACTCAATATCTTCTGCATCAATCACAGGAGTATGACTTACTTCCCCAATTCCAGTGATATTGATCGTGACAGCATTCCTTTGCTTGCCTTCTTTCTCAAACAATGACACAGGAAGCATCCTATCCATACAGAGTTTGAGCATAGCCGCCTGTGCTGGGTGTTCATCATTCATGGCAATCTCAATTGCTTTGTGAACGACATTGGAACCTGCGCTGTTTATCAGTAGGTCTTTGAGTTCT